GATTTTTCCCTAATAGCATAAACAAAGGACCACCACAAATCCAATAAGAACATATCATATAGCATAAATCAATTGGAGCCACCATGCCAGAAACCTACGTTATTGACGGCCGCATAGTTCGAGCCATTCTTAAATGCAAAGAAGCACCATTTATCATTGACACTTTAGTTGAGCCAACAATCAAAGAAGAATTCCTAAAGCTTATTGGTATTGGTACAAAAGTAGGCTCAACAGAACATGAAGATTTCAATTTACGNGATGAATTCCGTACAACTTATGACATTGTAAAAACACAAATGCAAGGCCAAATTGAGATTGAACCTAACATTTTAAATACCGCACATCGCTTTTTACAGTTTATGCTGGCTAATGAAACTAAATTAAACGGCCTAGAAAGCGTAAAAGCATTCAAATCTGCGGTTTTTCAAGTATTGGACACATATGATGTCACACTACGAAGCGAAATTATCGATAAATTCAATGCTCTTGTAGAAGCGTAGACCGAATGCGCTCTAAGTTAAATAGACTAAATAACGCTAAATTCAATGTTCTTGTGGAAGCGTAGGACACGAAATGAGGCTCGTGAAAATACTAAAGAGTATAATTAGCTGCCTTATAATTTTCTATATTATCTTAATTTTCGATGAAAATAGCCCTCATGAATCTATAGAACCTAACGCGCGCGAGTACGTAGAGGCAATGGCAATGGCAATGGCAATATATAGCAATATAGCAATTTAAGCGCCGCTGGATACAAAGTCAAATTTGGAGGCCCTAGATGGCAAAAAGTAATGTATATTTAGAATCATTTGTATCAGAGCTTAATGCTAGATACGGTTTTTCCGACCAGAAGTTAAGCTACTCTGGGTGGGTTACTAAGCATACCACGCTTAAGGGCGCGCCGTATAGCTTCTATGACCATGAGTTTCAAGAAGAAATTATTAATGATACTAGACAACAGATAGTGGTTAAGAAGTGTGCGCAAGTAGGGCTAAGCGAGGTTATGGTTAGAGGCGTGCTAGCATTTATCGCGCGCCAGCAAGGCCTTACTGCGATCTTGACACAGCCCTCACGTAAGAACGCTTTAGATTTCTCTACTACAAGGGTTGATGATGTTATTAAGGATAGTCGCTTACTACAATCAATGATTGATAGTAGTGTTGACTCAAAAGAATTAAAAAAGATTGGCAGAAGCTACTTATACATTAAGGGAACCATTGGGGCTAAGGCCGCAATTTCAGTTCCAGCCGACATGTTAATTCATGATGAGCTTGACTTCTCTGATTTAGAGATTATTAATAAGTATAGCTCACGTATTCAACATAGTAAATATAAATTATTCCGTAAGTTTAGTACACCGACTATACCTAACTTTGGTATTAGTAAAGAGTTCAATGTATCTGACCAAAAGTACTTTATGAAGAAATGCCCGCACTGTGGTAAATGGAATAAGACAGATAATAGCTTCTTTGAAGACGTTATAGTTAAAGGCTATGAGGGAGAACTGAAGAACATCACTCTAGACATGCTAGCCTATATTAAACCAGACGATGTTCAATATTTGTGCCAAGGCTGCCGTAGACCAATAGCCTATCATGATTATACTGCGCGTGAGTGGGTGGCAATGTATGAAGGTAAAGCTATAAGTGGTTATCAAGTTACTCCTTTTGATACACCATTCCAAGATCCATACAACTTACTAAAGCAAATGAACACTTATACCAGGTATGCGGACTTTGTAAATTTTACCTTGGGTAAAGAATATATTGATACTGACAACCTATTTGATATTGAAAAAGTCGAGTTCTTTACTGATGACATCGGCCATGACCTGGGTCTATGTATGGGAATAGACTTTGGTAAAACCTGTTGGGTTACCGTTGGTTGCGTAAATCCAGATGAGAGTATCACTATCGTGTACAAGTCAGCTGTTAATGAGCATGACTTAATATCAAAAGTACAGTCTTTACAGAAAGAGTTTTTCATTGGGGCTTTAGTATGTGATGCTTTGCCACAGACTAAGCTATCACGTGATGTGTGTTCAGCATTTGATGGTTTGGCATTGACTTGCTATTATAGTGACAGTCAAAAGGATCTCTATAGTATAAAATCTAACGAGGAAGATGTAACAGTTAATCGTACGCAGATTTTTGATATTGTTTTGCACACACCAGTTTTGAGAGTTAAGTCTTGTTCACAAGACCAAACACTAAAGAAACACCTACTTGGTATGGTTAAGCAGCGTGATATTGACGATGAACACATCTTTAGATATGTTAAAGTGGACGAAGACCACTTCTTACATAGTTTAGGATATATGAGGCTAGCTTGCCATATACAAGCTGAACAAGGTTTACACCTAGCACCAATAACAGTAGATACTTCGGAGATACAGCATGGCTAACATTTTTACGACTTTGTTTGGTAGTATTGCTTCTGCAGTGTCTAGACAGAAGTCTTCAAGTCCAGACCTTATTGACGGTAGGGCAATTAACTCCTCTATAGGTACGTATAATGTATACCAAGATAGCTCTATTATTAGGCGCCTTGGCTCAGATGTCTATAGTATCATTGATGAACTACACCGTTATGACCCAGATGCTGCAAACGCACTATGGGCTATGCTACGTTTCGCTGAAACACCATTAAGTATTATCTATAGGGATGAGACTGGTGAATTTGATGCAGATAAAACAAGGGAGTTTAATACTGCCTTGAAAGCTAAATGGCTATTTAGTGTTAGAGAGCCTTCACCACAAGAATTATCAAGTATGATTATTCGTGAGCTATTTTTACACGGTGGCGTGGGTATGGAGATAGTTTTAGACAAGTTTAAATTACCTTTAAATTATGTATTTATTCACACCAAAGATATAAATTGGAGATGGAAGAACAGTACGTTCATGCCCTATCAAACAAAGACTGGTGGCGGTGAAGTTAATCTAGACATTCCAACATTTTTCTTTCAAACACTAGATAGATCAATTAGTCAATCTGTTGGAGAGTCTCCATTACTTACAGCTATACAAGCTATTGAGTTTAAGCGCCAAGTAGTCATAGATATTCAACGTGTTGTTAAACGTGTAGGTTATCCACGTATTAAAGTAACAGTTTTAGAAGAGGTTATGCGAAAGCATGCGCCAGCTGATATGAAGTCTGATCCGAAGAAACTGGCTACATGGTTAAAAGAGCAAAAAACTAATCTAGCTACTGATCTAAAGTCAATTAAACCAGAAGACGCTATAGTACTTTATGATAGTGTTGATATGGAATATCTTAAAAATAATGTTACGTCTTCTTTAGATTTTAGACCGTTAATTGAAATTTTAGACAGTCAAGTTGTGTCCGCTCTTAAGTCATTACCATCAATTTTAGGTAAGACTAAAGGCTCATCACAAAATACAGCTTCAATGGAAGCTATGGTTTATCTGAATACACCAACGTTTTTACAACGTAGGGCGGAGAAATTACTATCTCAAGTATTCACTATGACCGCAAGACTTATGGGCTATAAAGGATTTATAGAAGTTAAGCATCAAGCAATTAACCTACGACCAGAGTTAGAGCTAGAACCACAGAAGTTAGCTAAACAGTCAAGAATTTTACAACTACAATCATTTGGGCATATAACAGATAGTGAAGCAGCTTTAATGTTAGATATAGACCATCTACCCACTGAAGAGCTTTCTGGAACGTTATTCTTAACAGGTGGGCCATCAGTAGATATTGAGAATATTTCTCCTAATACTGATCCAACAGGCAGGAGTATAACTGGCGGCGATGGTGCTGGCGATACTATTGGACAAGAAAATTCTAATTAGGAGATAATATGGCAAACGGTATTAAATTAAGAAGGGGCTTAAAAACAGCCTTAGCAACAACTATTGCAGATGGTGAGTTTGTATTTTGTTCCGATACAGGCGAGCTCGGGTTTAAGAAAGGTACATCCGAAGTATATGTGGATCTTGAAAGCCTACCTACAGCTATAGGTAATTTACAAACTAATGTAAGTGGTTTACAAACTAATGTAAGTGGTTTACAAACTAATGTAAGTGGTTTACAAACTAATGTAAGTGGTTTACAAACTGACGTAAGTGGTTTACAAACTGACGTAAGTGAACTTCTCAGTCACCAAGTAAGTTTATTACCAAGACAGTTTAAAGTTAGTGTAAATAAGTTTTACAATTTTGAGTTAGAACCTGCAACTAAACCAGCTAATAACGGTTATTTTAGAATACCGCTAGCTAAACTTAACCCTC